TTCATTTAAAGTTAAAGCATGAATACTAGTGCTATTAGTGTCAAATACTTGATCAAGCACCCCTCCACTTTTCCCCCTTCCTATATTATTAACAGGAGCAATTCCTGTTACTTCTATAGCAATACTTGCATAAGTTAAATTTCCATGGGTGGCTTTATCTTGCCAATTTTCAGCATATAAATTACCTGAAGAGCAGGTCTTTTGTATGTAAAAAACATCTCCACTCTCCCAGTCATAATTATGCTTCTGATCTGTTGCTTCGTTCTCTACTTCAACACCGTTTATAACCCAGTTATGGGTTATACCTGCGGATGTCCACCAAGAAGGCTTATCACTCCCAGTTTTTGTTGTCCTTTCTGCTGTTATCTTTAACTTCACAGGACGATTAGGACCAGCAGCACCTGCAAAATTTGATGTTGTAAATATCTCAGTAACAGTTTTCTCTCCCCCTACAGGAGTAGAAGACGCATTGGGGTTTCCAAATAGTTCCCAAACAATAGCTCCACCTCGTCCATACCCAGTCCTTTGATCTGTACCATTAGGACCATTACCTGTGCCTCCCCAATTTCCTACCTTCTTAGCAGCAGTCATCCGTGTTGTGTCGTGACCTGCAACCTCTGTTACGAAGTCCTTTTTTGTTACCTCAATAGGTTTACCTCTAACAGTTGTAATAGTTCTGTCGGCACTACCTGTGCCTTCGTTAAAGAATTCTTTGTTTTCTAAAACTTCTCCTCTTGTTAACCTCTGACCACTGAATTCAATTTTATTTACATCGTTATTAGTAGTTGTTAAAGAGTAATAACTCCCCCCACTAACTATTCTATAAACAATATCATCATTGCTTTTATCCTTTAAACCTGCTCCTGTAATAGGACGAATCTGATACTCATATCTATGATCTTCTGAATGTCTTACTCTGACCCAGTTGTATTGATCTACTGCTCTCAAACCAGCTACTGTAAACGTCCCGTCCCAATTAGAAGTTCGGAGTATTTGCCACCCTTCTGTTTCTGAAGACCATCCCCCTGGCTGTTCAGCGTCCCGATACTTAACGCAAAAGAAAGAAGACCTTTTTATTTCAGCCGAGACAGTACCGCTACTTACCGCGATGCCATCATCTTCTAATTGGTGTAATTTTTCAGGGGTCAAGAGTGTTTGGAAATTACATAATCCATTTAAAGATTGAAAGACTTTGGAGCGAATACCAATCTCTGTACATCTACACTTTCTTGTGTTCTTTAATATAGCTTTACTGTGCCGAAGTAAAGGGAAAAAATTAGGTCCAGGAACGTTATTTACAGCAGGATCATTTGTATCATTAATCCAACCTTCTCCAAATTTTCCACTACCCTCGCCAGTATAAGTATAATTTTCAGGATAAATAACTCCTATGCAGACAATACCTAGTCTTGCATCATTTCCTTCATTGTTATCAATACATTTTAAAGTTATCACCTGTTGTTTATCATTGTTTTCAGTCCATAACTTATTTCCTGATATTGGTTCACCATCGAGGCTTCTTTTTACTACTTGCCATGTGCATTTACCTATTTGAAATAGTTCGCCTAGTTGCAAAGCATCATCAGCCGCAGCCCTTTGAGCATTGATTTGACTATTTATATCATCTACTTTTACACCTGAATTTGATCCATCATATAAGTCTTTCCTTAACTTTTGACTCGAAGGCATTATAAAAAATTCACATTGATCCCCAACCTCTACAGTCTCAATAATCTTAACCACTTCATCATTAGTTGCAGTAATTCTTGAGCCTGAAACTGGATAAAAATTTAGGATTCCCATCCTTCGGCTGTAGTTTCTTCCTGTTCCTTGTGTGTAATACAGGTGGTCATGCCAAATACCTCGTGGATCTCTATATCCAACCCCTCTGTTGTCAGCCCCTGAATCTCTATCTGCTGTGTACCAACCTGCAATCTTTATCCTTTCCCAAGCTAGTTCATCACTATGCTCTGTTCCCTCTGCATCCGTTCCAGGGTCAACCATGGGGATTGTTCGCCAATTAACTCTATAAGCAGAACCATTGGCTATAGGTGCATAACAACCAAATTCTGTGTTATTACTTGGGCTATAAGCAGCACTGAATCCTCTGCTGTCATCTACGTCAGCGGGACAATTTAATACGTCAGAATGTCCACTTTGATCGCCTGATGCAACACTCCCTCGCGTCCCATACTCAAGATGTTCTGGTAATAGCCTAGAACCTGTTCCTAATTGATTAAGGACATAATTGCTAAATTTGCACCAATAAAATGCAAATGTATCTTTATAAATACTATCAAGTGGATTATTTCCTATAAAAATACCTGACAAATCTGGAGGTTCGATCCCATAGTTTTTAGTGCCTTGTTCTCCTACAATAAAAGCCATTTTCACGGCTTGTTGTGTTCCTTGAGAGAACATTCTTGACCAAACAAGTCGAGGGCTTACAAGCAGTCCTCCTGTCTCATGCTTTCCATCACTTGTATAAGTAGCTTTCCCGAAAATAATAGGGATTGGATCGTTGTAAGTTGCTAGTTCTGCCTGTGAATCAAATCCCCATGTAGGGTTATATCTTCCCGCTTCATTTATATCTCCTAATTCTCTTCTCTTCTGTCCCTTTGGTTGTCTTGGCTTCGGTGTTAATAAATAAGTTATTACTGAAAGTGTTACACCTACAGCAAGACTTATTAAAAACTGAGCCGTCACTCCCTCTGCCCCAGTAGCTCTTATGTCAGGAACATGTTCATAGCCAGCAGGTCTTACTCTGCTTTTCTTTAATGCTTCATTAACTAAATATCTATATTCTTCTTCAGTTGCACCAATGCTTTCTATAAGTTGTTTCTCGAACGGAAGCAGTGGAGCGTTGTAAATCTGCGCGTTGTAGACCACTGGACTCTCTCCATTACGGGTTCTATATAAAGAACCCCTTGATTCCATATCACCGCGAACGCCCATGAATTTTGCGGTATAAGTAGTAAGTCCCCCTCAGTGTACCGAGGCTCATGAACTCTGACGAAACTTCCGTACAGTTCTTTCAAAATGTCTCTTCTGCATCCGTCATACCAAGCATGGTTGAAAGGTGGTGCAGAGATTCCTATCCGATCGAAGGCGATATAGCAGAGGTGTATGCAATCAATTTCGCCTCCAGTCCCGTCAGCACCAAGTCGGTACTTAAGACCGATGAGATCAGCGCAGGTGGACACCAGAAGTCGTCGGTAGGTTCCCTACAAGTGCTCGGTTAATCTTCCTTTGAGGAACATCACCTCCCACTGCATCTAAAACTGAATTTAAAGTCAAACTAATCGTTGCATTATCCCAACTACCAGCAGCAACTTGTCCGTAATACTGACTTAAAGTTGAAATGATTGATTGATTATCTGGATTAACAATTAATACTCGAACATATGCGATCCAGCCAGCAGCCAATGCGTCTTGACTGAAACTCCTAGTCAGAACTCCTACATTTTCAGTGCTATTAGGGAGCAATAAAGAAGCCTCTGTTCCATCGCCTGTTTTGTTGACCGTTACCCCTGAGAATCCAAAAGGTACAAAGTGATATTCATCGTCTTCATTAGTGATTGTTTCACCAATAAAGAAATTCTGAAAACGAAAAAGTGTGGTATCTCCACTAGTGAATTTAACGAAATTACCAACCGCTAATTCAGCCATTAAACTCCTACCCTCCGTCTAGTTGATGGACTTGTTTGTAATCTTCTGAGTGTTGCTTGCTCTCCACGTTTTGCACCTTCTACTGCTGCCCGTTGTACTCCAGCTTGGAATTCAGAGTAAGAAACATAAGACACATCATTAATGACTTGAGTGTTGAAGGTGACATCTATTGAACCACTAGCTCCTCCAGAAATTCCACCTGCTTCACCATCGCCCCCGCCACCAGCAAGAACAGCATCACCTCTTGCACCTCCAGAGTAGCGAGCCATCGCATCACTCATTTGAGATTCAGGGATGACGTATTCACCTTCACCGCCTTCACCAATTAGGGCATTAGTTGGGCCATTTACATAACCTCCTTCTGCAAAATTCGCAGAACCAGTCCAGTTCACAGCATCAGAATTCCACGAACTCCCTAAATTGCTGTAATCCGTATTTCCTGTATTTCCCCAAGAGCTTGTGATTGCGGAGAATCCAATCTCGACTGCTTTCTGTAAAAACATCCTCCCGAAAGATTGAGCAAGATCAGCTAATATTTGACTTAATGATCTAGCTCCAGATATTGCGTCTTCAATAGCACTTACCATTCC